AGGGGCTTCGCTCGCCACCCGGGGCTACGGCCCCCGGCCCCCGAGCCCGGGCGACCCTATTACGCGTCTGCCCAGGGCGAGCGCTTCCCATGCGCACGCCCCGGGCGCTGCCGCCCATGGCAGACTAGCGGCCCCGCCCGACTGCGGGGCCCTTCCCAGCGCGTGGCTGGGGTTTCGAGCGGGCACCGGCCGCCTTGGCGGCTCGGTTCGTGCGCCCGCTCTCGCGCGTGCTGGCGCTAGCCTCGGACGGGGCGTGAGGCGCGGCCTCCGGCCCGTCGTCGCCGGGCGCCAGGTGGCTGGGACCGGCCCTGCTACTGCCACCGGCGGAGCCCGCCTGGCCTGCAGCCGCTCGGCGCGCCGTTTCGTAAGCTTTGCGCTCCCGGCGCGTCAGGACGGGGACCTGGTGCGGCATAATCGGCGCAGCCTCCGCGGCGGCCCGGGCGGCCTCAGCCTTCTCCAGCGCTTCGCGGCGCACCTCCGCGGCGCGCTCCGCATTGTACGTGCGGTCACCGTGCGCATCCCGGACGATGCATGGGATCGTGGGCTCCGGCACGGTGGGCAAGAGCTTCGGGGGCTGTGACCAGTGGCCTTGGCCGGTGGCCCACTCATGAAAGTCGCCCGACGCGGGGAAGCCTAGCTCCTCGTCGGCGGCTGCGAGCATCCAGTCGCAGGCCTCGTTGGGGAAAGGCTCCGCGGTGATCTGCGCACGGGCTCCCCACCAGCTCAACTTCACGAGATCGTTAGCCGTACCTGTGAAACCGGTCGCCGCTGTCGTGCCATCCAACGACACGAGGATCCGGTTGACAAGCGCGCCGACGTAAGGTGAGGCAGCGTCATTCAGAGCGACTGAGTAAGCCTTGGCGTAAGCTATGTACTCCGGCGAACCCTGCTGGCCCGTGATGGGGAAGTTCGACAGCGCGCGAAGTGTGCACGCGCAGCTGTTGTTGTCCCCGTCCCAGGGATGGTAGCGGCGCGCCAGGAACTCGACGCACCTACCGAGGGGACTCGGCGAGTCCTTGCTGACCTTAATGAGCTTAACCTTGAAGCCGAACCGGATCGCTGTGGCCTCAATTTGGGGTTCCGCCATGTCTAGGGAGGCGCCATCATCGCCGCCGTATATGCCAAGCCGGTCCCAGGCATCTTCAGGGTCCAGGCCCGCCGACCGGTAGGCCACGTACACCATGATGGCGACGAGGAGCGTGTTGAACAGGGATGTCCCCGCCTCCCCGCTCACCCGCGCGTATTCGTTGGCGTACACCTCCTCGCCCATGCGCCGGTTGCGGTCGTACATTTTACTGTGCACGGCCAGGATGTGCGGCAGGTGCTCGGGCCGGAACGCCTTGCGGAGCAGCATGTACTCCACCGCCCGCGCGTCCCTGTTCACCGTGGCGTCATAACGGCTCATGTCCGTCAGGATGGCCGAGCGGGTGCCGGAGAACACCTTCACGATACGGTCCGCGATTTGCTTCGGCGTCTTGCCAAACGCGTACCACTCCGCCATCTTAAACACGGGCCCCAGGGCTATGCAGACGCGCGACCACGTAACCTTCTGGCCTGCGGAGGCGCGGTCGAACTGGCCAATACCCCGGGGGTCGTTTGGCTCGTTCGCGCCCTCGCGCTTGAGGAAGTCGTTGAGGGTGGCCGTGACAGTACTGGCTGCCCACTCTATCCAGCCCCCCTCTTCCAGCATGATGCGCTGGCCCGGCCTGGTCTGCCGTTCCTCCAAGTCCTCGGTGGAAGCAGGGTTTAGCTGGCCTGCAGCCTCCCCCAGCAGCCTGTCGATGAACTCTTCGGCGCACATGTAGTCGAACCTGTTCATGGCCGGGACCGACCGCGGCCCCTCAACCCGCGCTGTTATGACACGCCTGTGGTTGGTCGGCGTGTCATCGGCTACGACCCGCTCGTGCACGACGCTCTGCATGAACCGCTTGAGGCGCGGTTTGAGGTTGTCGGGCATCGGGTGCTCGCCACCCTCCAGCCAGGAAAACGCTGGCACCTCGTCCGGCTCGTAGGCTTGCCAGGTGCAGAACTCAGGCATGCCATCGTAGACGCACAGGAAGGCGATGAGGGTGTCCATGGCGACCTGGTTGACCGAGCTCCCGTCCCCGGCCGCGAACGTCGCCATGGAACCAGCGCCCACCTTAGACTTGGTATTAGCCATGTGGACGCGCGTGCGGGCGACGTCCGCCTCGTCGATCGTCACGTGGTGAGTGGTGCCGGTGAGGTTGATCCTCCAGCGGACGACGTTGTCGGGGTCGTGGCAGCGCATGAAGTCAAAGCGCATCTTGACGCCATGTACTTCCCCGCTCACGCTTTGGGGTACCAGGCGCCGCGGCTTCATACCCGCCAGGCCGGCCCACATTACACCTATAAAGCCGTGGGCGCGGACAGTCGGGATGAACCACCTGAGAACACGGTTGCCTTGGGGCACCGCAATAATTTTCCTACCTGTGACCCTAATGGCAAAGTGGGCTGCCGTGTAGTTGAACACGAGCGTCGCCACGCCCATCAGACTAGCCAAGGTATCCCAGCTTGCCGATGGCTTGCATTCGGTGAACCACCAGTAGTCAAACGTGGCCCTGAGCAGCGGGGGGCTGTAGCTCCGGGCCTCGTAGCACCACAAGTCGCCGAACCACGGCAGGGTCACCGTGTAAGGGTAATACCACCAGACCCCAGCGCCGAGGGCAGCCGCGTGGAACACCGTCCAAGCCAGGGCCCAAAAGACCGGGTAGCGGTAGTGGTAGGTAACGACACCTTCGGGGTTATAGTCCCACACCTCTTGCTCATAGGCATAGTTTTCACCCCGGAAATTGAACTTCTGGGTCTCGCGGTCCCAGTAGTATGTGCCGTCTTCTATGTCACCCCCAGCCGCACGTAGCTGGAAGTCATAGGAAGCCACAGGACAGTCCGTGTCAAACACCTCCGCCAGCTGGCGGGGCCCCACGTGGTCCAACACATCAAAAGCCTGTATGATGTGACCCGCGCGAGGCATGGACTCAAATTGGGTCCGGGTGTGGTTGATGAAGTCCTTACCGTCGTAAAGGAACCTCTGCCCAGCTACGCCGTCCCTGATCTGGGTACGTGACGCGGACAGGGCCCACAGGGGCATGCGGGCTTGTGTCGACACACCCTCGACCATGCGCACCATGGAGGTGCGCGCAGCCGCGGCGCGTTTGTGGCTGTTGCCCTTCTTCGGGCGTGTGGCGGGGATTTCCGTCTTCACCAGACGGCGCCACTCTGTGAGCGCGTCGGGCCCGTTGAGCTCCGTTAGTGGTAAGACCGTGCGGAGCATGGGCACAAGCGCGCTCTCGTACTGCCTGCTGAGCACAAGCAGCACAGCGCCAGCCACCGCCAGGGTGGCCAGCAAGGCGTAGTACTCGTACATGTCGCTAGAGGAACACGCACGAGCAGGCTCAGTAATACTATGTTTGAGCTGAGTACTGACAGCT